GAGCGGCGGTTGTTCCATCTCTCCACGTCGAGCGGCCGCAACGTCGAAAGTGCTAGGGATCGCGCGCCCATTCACTAACAAGCCGGCGTCGGCTCTAGCTTCTCCAAGCCTAAAAGCGGCAGGATCGAAGACTCCCGGCGGAATCAATTTAGTGACATTCGCGGCGATCACTTCTTCGATTAAAGTCGGAGCGACGTCTTTTAATGTGTCCGTCGTTTTCTTTGTCGTATCTTCGACGGTGTCTTTAATCGTGTCCGTGATTGTCTTCGTTGTTGTTTTGTCGGTTGTCGTCGTTCCCGTGTATGGTGTAACGACTCCGGCTAAAGCGTTATAGTCTTCCTGAGATCTAGTTTCGCCGATCTTTGTCAGAAGCGGTATAGTCGGTTTTCCAAGTAACCTAGCCAAAGCGTTATAGCCCTTGATTAATAAATTAATTCCATCGACTACGAAATTAATTAATGTTTTAACGGAATCGGTTACGAATTTAACGATAGGCACGATTGCTTTGATAGCTAAAGAAATTGCGGTCGAAGCTACTTCTATCGCTCCGACTAATTGAGTCTTAAAAATCGGGATTATGTATTTATTAACCCAATCGAAAACGTCCCGTAAAGTATCAATCAAGCCGGAGAAGTTATCTTTATTTACGACGATCGCCTCTTTAACGCGACCGAATGCTCGAATTACTGCGTCCCAAATAGGTTGGAAGAAATCTCTAACGAAATCGACGACGCTCATTAATCGACTTAGTAAGCTCTCGCCATCTTCTCGACCGAATTGATTAGAGAAGTTAGTAATAATCGGTAGAACGGTGTTAGCGAAGAAATCGGCCATTTTCTCGACGATTGGAAGTAGCGCGTAGCCGATTACCTCTTTAGCGTTATCGAAGCCGACCTTCAAGCGTTGGATCTGACCTTCTAGCGTGTTAGCTTGCTTTAGAGCTGTTCCGCCGAAAGTCTCGGATAGCCGATTCATTGTGCCATCGAGTCCGAGAGCCTTGATCTCGGCGGTGGAGATACCTAGACCGAGACGTGTAAGCGCTCCGGTGTTTCCTTCGTAAGCTTTACCAAGTGCGTCGCTTACGGTCTCTAAATTCTTACCCGTAGCCGCAGAGATGTCCAGCGCGAGCGTGAGAGCTTGATTAGCTTTATCGACGTCTTTAGTGGCGACCGCTAATCGCGAGTAAGCCGGTCTTAATTTATCGTCGGCTACTCCGACGGCGACTTCGGTCTTAGCGATGAAATCTTCCACGCTTGCGACGACGTCGTCATTCGCACCTAATACGTTTTCGAGTGAAGCTCTAAGTCTTTCCTGAGCGGCCGCGTCTTCGATCGCCGCTTTAACACCATCGACCGCGAGCTTTGTCGCGTAAGCGGCCGCCGCCGCCGCCGCTACTGCGAAAGCCGCCGCCGCCTTCTTGCCGAATTCTTTTACTTTATCTCCGAAGCCGCCGACTTCGTCTTGCGCGCCTTTAACGCCTCTTTTTAGATCCGCATAATCCGCGTCGAAGCTAATCTTTACTTTAGGAATTCCGGCCATTAGCTAGACGCTCCGTTCAATTTCTGCTCGGCGATTACTTGCGCGAGCATTTTCTCATACTCGGCCGCGACTTCTTTGATTTCGTTATCTGTTGTCGGAGCTATCCAATAGCCGGATCTATTGCGACCTTTGACGAATCGTTTATTAGTCGGACGACCTAGCGAGTCGGTTCCGGGTCTTGATCCGAATTCGGATCCCCATAAAAGCGCGCCGGCCGGAGCTGATGTTCTCTTGGTTCCCTTGCGCTTTCCGCCATAAGGCCGGCCGACTTTCTTAGATCCGCCGATGTCCACTCTAGGGATTCGATCTCTCGGCGTTGAGATTGATCTAGCGACCAGAATCGCTTGGGGCGGTGTAGTGCCGAAAGCGGCTCCGATCGCTAATCTTCTTGCGAATTCTTTTGAGATCGGCTGAGCTCGATCTCTGACTTTATTTTGATGTTCTTTATCTAAAGCGTTAAGCGTTGCGAATAGATCTTTAAGAGCGCGCGGCTCGACCGTGATCGAGTATTTACCCTGCCCGGCCGTTGCCGCCATTTCTACGCTCCAAGATCTCTAAGGCTGTAAGAATGTCCTCGGCGGTCTGCCATTCACTCATCGGAATCGAAGTCGCTATCGCGAGCTCGACGATTAGTCGTTGGAGAGATCCGCCTCGGTGACTTTTGGGCTTGCGTCTCCGACTATCACGTCGGCGACCGTTTCGCACCAAGTATCGAACGGCTTTAGCGTTTTAGTCCCGGCCGATTCGCGCTTGTGCGCGTGATAGGCCAAGAATAAGAGATCCGTAATTCCGAGCTTGTCTTGGACTTGCGAGATCGTAAAGCCGGTCTTCTGCTCCCATAATTTCCATTCCGGCGGAGCGGCGACGTAAGTCTCACTCGCGCCGGAATTGTATTCGATCGTAATTGCCATTCTCATTACATTAGCTCCCGTCTATGTTGTTTTATACGAATGATTCGGCAGGTGTTCCATCGACGACGAAGCTCATCGTCACGGTTTGAGCGTCCGGCGCTGATCCGCCGACGCTTGGAAATACCGGATAGACGTCGAAAGTGAAAGTCGCGCCGGTTGTCGCGGTCAAGACTACTTCGAGAGTCGTATTCGGTGCGGTTTCGCAAGCTGTCCACATCGCCTCGTTTAGAGAGCTTGCGGCTCCCCAATCTGCGAGCATTTCGACGTCGAAAGTCCATTGATCATCGATCGCGGCATAAGCGCGGCCGGTGAGTGTCTGATAAGTCTCGACGGTGTGGTCGTTTGTGAGCGTTGCGCTCGTTGTCTGCGCGTCGTAAGAGTCTCCGTCGATGGTGAAGCTTACGTTACGCCCGGTTATTACCGTTGCCATCTATTCTCCTATTCTGTTTCCGTGTAATAGGTGGAGACTATTACCGAAGCCGATAATAGGTTACTCGCTCCTACTGAAACGATCGCCGGAGTGTCCACACTCTCGACGATGTATCCCGACGGCATGGCGCCGAGAATGCTGATAATTAATTGCTCCAAGTTATCCAGCGATCCGGGATTGGAGTTATAGGCGACGCCGGCTTGGATAAGTAAATTTAATTTAACTTTGACCGTTGCTTGGTTAATTATGTTCGGCTCCATCATTGGAGCGCCGTAAGTAATCGCGCAAAATGGCGGAATGACCGCTTCCGGAACGTGATCGTAAACGTTAGCGGCTACCGAGCTAAGCGCGGTCGCTAGTGGATCTCTGACGTCGGCTTGGATTGTCATTGAGCCATCGTCTCTACTTCGATGTAAGGCAATAATAAAGAGCTGATTCGGTTTACCAGTTGGCGACCCATTCGATACGGAGAGACCGTGAAATCGACGCCGTCGATGGCATTACCGGCGGCCGTTTTATTTTGGAAGACTTCGACGCTTGTCGCGATGATCGCGGTCTCGATCGCGGCGATCCCGGCGTAAAGATCGGCGGCCGAAGCGCCGCTTAGAGTTGCGGTTCCCGATGGGATAACCGCTCGTAAAGTTATGTCGCTCGCGACTTTATCGACGGAAAAGATGTAAGGACTTAGACGATCATCTGTAACGGTGTAAGTGCCATTAACGCTCGCCGAAACTCCGGCGATGATTACCGTCTGACCTATAACGAATCGGTGCGGTCTGATCGTGTAAAAGTAAGCGACGTTATCGATTAATTCATACTGAGCGATTCCGGATTGATAAGCGGTGAGCATTGGAAGTATTACTTGCTCGGCTGTGTCGATTATGGAATCGAGATAAGCGTCTGAATAGAGAGCCGAGCTCACGCCTAGAACTTGGCGAAGTTGCGACGGTGTGACGATGTCGGGCATGAGCTCGGATCCTTTCTTATTCGGCTCTAGCGACCACGGGAGCGCGATCGCTAGATGATTAGTTACGCGTTGTCGTTGAAAGTAATTCCGCCGGCGATCTTCACACCTACGGCGCAATAACCATAAAGCGAAGTAGTAATTTCGCCCGTAGCTATTACGTTAGAAGTTAGACGCAAGCGTGGCGACTCGTAGAACGTGATCGCGTTCGGATTGATGATTGCCATCGATCCGTCTCCGGTTCCGGTTAATGAACGAGAAACGTAGAAATCAAGTCCTGCGACGTTGCCGCGAATGCTCTGAGAGCTTAGGGCTCCGATGTTGTTTTGTGGATTGCTTGCGATGAAAAGAGGACGATCGGCAGAATCCACCATCGCCATCAATTTCGCCCATTGTGCCGGAGAAGCTACGAGATTTCTCGCATAGCCAAGAGATCCGGTGTAAACGTTGGCCGCTCCGTTAGCAAAATAGCTAAAGTAGCCGGCCGCGTCGTCGGTTGGGACGGAAGTAGCCGCTCCAGCGCCGCTTGAAGCTTGCGCCTTAGCGTAAGCGTCGGTCGCCTTAGCGTAAGCGAATTCCATCTGAGTTAGAAGCGCCGAAAGCCATTCGGGGCTAGACCTGTCGGCGAGCTCCTAAGAGTAGGTTTGTTGGCCGGCCATTTTGACGATCGAGACCGAGAGATGTTCTGTTTCCATGCCGGTGTCGCTTGGCGCTGTGCCTTCGGCTGTTGTCGCTACTGTTGGCGCGACGGTTAGCTTAGGAAGCTCGAAGCTTAGGCCGGTCGAGACTAGAGTCTCGCGTGAGCACGCGTCGATAAATCCGCGCTCCGAGTTAGAGATTCCGTTAATTAGGGTCGTTCCCTGAGGTGTCGGAATTAAGCCGGCGTTATCTGTTGAATCTGCCGCCTTCAAGTAATAAGCCGCCTCGAGATCGCCTTTAGCCGCCTTGATTGAATTGCTCAAATAAGCGAGCGGCGACGGATCGATTCGCGGAGCTGTAAAGAACGCCGGACGCGGTGCGTCTTGCGCTGTTAGAGACTTAGCGGCTTCTACCGTATCGGCGGAAGCGGCTTCGTCTTTTACGGTGTTATCCACTTCGTCTCCTTCTGTTGTTTCGGTGGACTCCGAATCGGACGACTCGGAAGCTTTGTTTTCTTCTTCTTCGGAAGCGGCGACGGAATCGACACGCGCCGAATCGATGGCCGGATCTGTTACTAA